ATTCTTCAGCCTGGTCGAGGCCGGCAACTCGCTGACTGATGCTTACGTCAAGACTTTTCCTGATAGATTTAACAACAGGCAGGCTGGTAATCCTGGCAAGTCTCCTGATGAAGTCAGACAGCTACTCAGGGGAGAAGCCAGTAGATATAATGCCAGCAAGCTTATGGCGGAGATCCGCCGGGTAGCTACAATACCAATACAGCTGGTTCACAGACACCTGTTGAATGACGCCATCTTGGTACAGGCCGATCTTATGATGAACGCCAGAAGTGAGATGGTAAGGTCAAAAGCTGCAGATACTCTGATTCGCGAATTGAAACCGGCCGAAGACCAAGTCCTCAACGTCAAGGTTGAAGATGGTAGTGTTTCCGTCATTGCCGAACTGCAGAAAGCTGCCCAAGCCCTGGCAGCTAGCCAGCATGAGGCGGTAATGGCCGGTGTACCTTTGAAACAAATCTCTCAATCCAAGGTGTACACCCCCGAGGAAGAAATAGAGGATGTCTAAATTTCCACCCTTAACTCCAGAGGAGGCCGACGATAAGCGCGAAGAGATATCCGAAGGCTTGGAGTGGGAAGGTGACTGGATTCTGCCTGGTGATAAAGAAATCTACATGCCCGAGCAGGAAATAGTAACGTCGGCCGATACCAGTTTCGACCTGGACTCCAGGCTTAACAGGGTAGATTACACAGGATTCATGGCAGACTACCGTCCGTCAGTGTTTGCTCTTGAGTACGTCAACTTCATTAAGCTGGTCAACGGTGTAGAGGGTGAGGAGAATGAATCTCCAGTAATCCACTACGATATGTCTGACCAGGTTATTAAAGGGGATATTGGCAAGGTTCACAATTTTATACAGAACCTGTTCGTATCCTTCCGGGGTAGCGCAAAGACCACAGCCCTGCACGAGTATATGATCCTGTTCCTGGCTACCTACGGATACATCCCAAACTTCGGCCCAGTAGATGTCGGTATCTACATAAGTGACACCATGGACAATGGTGTTAAGTCAATGAGGACCAACCTGGAGTTTCGCTGGAATAATAGCGAATTTCTGCAAAAGTACGTTCCTGAAGCGAAATTCACGGACGTTCGGTGGGAGTTTACGAACGCAGACAAAAAGAAACTCTGCTTTCGCGGGTTCGGCGCCTCAACTGGGGTACGTGGATTCAAAGAGTACGGCCAGCGTCCCTGTTGGGGTGGTTATGATGACTTAATGTCGGATAAGAACGCTGAGTCTCCAACGATCCAGAAAGATATCAAGCATATCATCTACAAGGCTGCTCGACAGGCACTTCATCCGAAAAAGCGTATGCAGATCTGGACTGGTACACCGTTCAACAAATCAGATCCTCTATATGAGGCGGCCAGCTCCGGTGCCTGGAACACAAAGGTTTACCCGATCTGTGAGGCTTTCCCTGTATCTCGCAAAGACTTCCGGGGTGGATGGGAAGACAGATTTGGCTACGACTTCGTCAAAGAAGAGTATGATAGCCTTCTACTCAGTGGCGAGATTGCCTCATTCAACCAGGAGCTCATGTTGAGAATTACAAGTGAAGACGACCGTTTGGTATTAGACAGTGACCTGGTCTGGTATAACCGCGACAGGGTAATCCAGAGCAGAAACCGGTACAACTTCTACATCACCACGGATCTGACCACCTCAAATACCTCGAAGGCAGACTACGCAGTAATCATGGTTTGGGCTTACTCCAACAACGGCGATTGGATGCTGGTAGATGGCATATGTAATCGCCAACTCATGGATAAGAGCATGGATCAATTATTCAGGTATGTTTCCGTTTATAGGCCGTTAGAAGTAGGTATCGAGATCAACGGCCAGCAACAAGGATTCATTCAATGGATGAAAAACGAGATGGTCACAAGGAACATCTTCTTCAACTTTGCAGGCAAGGGAAGTATCGAAGGTATCCGTAGATCTGGTAGAAAGATTGATAACTTCAAGCTCGTGGTTCCCCTGTTCAAGTCCAAGAAGATCTGGATACCGATTGAATTGAAAGACGATCCTTTGATTATCGAAATGCTCGAGGAACTCAGGTACGCTACCAGTGAAGAATTCAAATCAAAGCATGATGACGTCGGCGATGGTATATCCATGATCCTCGACATAGAAGCATTCAAGCCAAGTGCAGTTGAGCCTGTTGAGTACGTATCCAACGAAGAAGGAACTTTTGCCTGGTACATGAATAACAACGAGGATGAAGACAAAAACAGTACAGTGTTTTAATACCTCGTGGTAGTATAGCAAGAATTTACGGAGACCATTATGCTGGCCAGCGAAGCAATTACCAATTTATCCAATAGCGAAATGAAGCAGCTTTACGCTAAAACTGACAATACCGCTATGCTCGGATACTTGAATGAAGCTGTCCTGGCTCTCCACAAAAGGTTCAATCTTTGGCAGGATGAAGCCATAGTTACACACGCTACTGCCGTTGTTCAGTATAAGCTCGACGGCATTGATGCCAATGTAACGATCGATCTGAGCGACAAGAAACTTTTACTTATCACCGAAGCTTACGATTATGAGGGTACTGAGCTATCGCTGAATGACGAAGATGATACGTATGGCGCCGTAACGCCAAAGTACAACTGGATAGAATTTCCCCTGGCTGGCCTGGCTGTTGGCGAAGACTTCAGTTTCATCTTTCGAGCAGCTCCATTGGACATGACAGCTGTAACTGATACGATTGATCTGCCGCCGACACTGGAAGAAGCCATGTACTTCTACGTTGCGTTCAGAGCGCATGCTTCCCAGAAGGGAACCAAAGACACGGAAAACATGAACCATCTCGCAAAATTTAATGACTCCTGCGACCGAGCCCAAGCTTTGGGCCTTATCGTTGCAGAGAGTATGGTATCTCATAAATTTGCTGATACTACATACCCCTGGCCATAAGCCGTGGGTAAGAAACTCAGTTCAATACTGAATCCGGATGCCAATGAGTATCCGATACGGGCATTTGCGACTATCGGCCATACCCACGATGACTACCCGATTGCATACGCGACTACCGCTGCCAGAGACGCGATAACTGGTAGCGCACGCTACGAAGGTGTAATTGCGTACGTTGTTGCCGATCAGACAACTTATCAACTCCGTGGTGGAACTGAGAACACAGACTGGGTACCTTTGGTAACAGCAATTGGCGGTACAAGTCACACGTTGCTTGCCGACATCGGAACCAACACACACGCTGCCATAGATACTCACATCGCTGATGCAACGCTGCATTATGCTCAAGCGGCCATCAGCATTACAGAATCTCAGATATCTGACTTACAGTCTTACTCTGTGTCAACGCATGTACATCCAATAGGCACTATCACCGGATTTACAGATAACTCTACCAATTGGGACTTGGCTTTCGGGTGGGGAGATCACTCCCTTGTAGGATATATTTCAGGGTATACAGTGATAGAGGGAGACGTTACAGCTCACCAAGCAGCCCTGTCCATAACAGAATCCCAGATATCAGATCTGCAGACTTACTCAGTATCGACCCACAACCATGATGGTTCGTACATAATCCCGACTGACGGTGTAGCTAATCGCATTCCAGTATTCACTGCAGCAGCTGCTGCTATCGGTACTTCAATATTTACTTGGGATGGGGATATCTTTACTGCAAACAAGTTCATATTGAACAATACCCTCGACAGATTGACCATAGGTGATGGAACCGTAGCTGTACCTGGTTTAGAGATAAACGCTGCAGCTGCTGGAGATCCGTACATAAACCTACAGCAGAATAGTGTCACATCTACTATTCTGAAGTTTGATGATGCTTCCGCTAGAACAGAGCTGTCCAGCCTGGCGGATAATATAACGCTGCGTCCAGGTAACGTTGACACACTAACTCTAACCCAGACTGCCTTAACACTGACAGGAAATATCATACTTAGTGGCACGGTAGATGGACGAGACGTACTGGCAGACGGCACAGCACAAGACAGCCATATAGCTGATGCGACTATCCATTTCACAGAAGCCTCTATCAGCATACCTCTTACGCAGGGAGCGAATGACGTAACGGCCACAGCAGCAGAAGTTAACTTACTTGACTTAAGTGGCCTGACTGCTGGGTGGGTACTGTCGGCGGATACCGCAACTACTGCCAGTTGGAAAGCGCCTACTGGTGGTGGTGGTGTGGACTGGACGACTGGGACGGAAGCCGGGTTTCATTCACTTGGCATCGATGATAACGCCACAGGTGAATTTTTAGAGTTGTCAGACACCAATGCGGTATTCGGTCAGACAGGTTCTCTTTCTGCCTTGTTAAATAAAGACGATACGCAAAGGATGGTTTTGTCGGGAGGGCCTAGCACTGCTGACGGGGCTAATATTATCCTATATGGAGGCACCCATGTATCAGCTGCGGATGACCTGATCATGCGGGCTGGGGGCAATACGTTTTTCGATTGGGATGAGTCTGCTGGCGAACTTGAGATTTCAGCTGGAACCGGGGCCAAGTCCTTAGTCCAAACTATCACCACAACAAATATGAGCATAGGCGTCAGCAGCGGAAGCTACGTCCTAAAAAGGTCAACAGCTTTTGGTTCGTTGCAGCTCTGTGGTGATATTGCTGCGGACACTGGCGGTAATATTTTATTGTATGGTTCATCGGAGGCCACTACACCGGATGACGTTCTGTTTCGCAGTGGTGCTAATACTTTCATGGAATGGGATGAAAGTGATGGGGAACTACAGGTACTGACTGGAGTCGGGACTAAGACTTTAGGATTCACATTTGGCACTATAAACAACAAGTCTTCCCGTGACTTGATCGTAGACAATACGGCAGGGCAAGCAAATTTCATCATTAACTCAGGCACCAATTTCCGAGGCGTTATCACATTCCAAGAAGCGGGCTCTACTATCGCTTCTCTTGGATGGGCAAACCTCACTAACGAATTTATATTTACAGACAAAATGGTCATTGAGGATGGCGGGATACTGCTGACAGAACGCGCCGACCACAGCTATACTCCAGCTGCTACGTTCGGCGAAATATGGCTAAAGAACGGAGCTACGCAGGCACTAATGTTTACAGATGATGCTGGAGTAGACTATGATCTGACAGCTAATTCCACGGACGTAACGCTTGCAGGAACAGGTACTTATCTGTCTCTGATAGGGCAGACCATTACCGTTGACCCGATTACCGAAAGCGATATCTCTGACCTTGGCGCGTATATCACCGGCTACACCGTGACCGAGGGTGATGTCACCGCACATCAGGCTGCGTTAGCAATCGCGCCGGGACAAATAACCGGCCTTACGGCGACCGCTGCCGAATTAAACCTGCTCGACCTCGCGGGCCTTACTGCTGGATGGGTCCTGTCTGCTGACACGGCAACTACGGCCTCATGGAAAGCTGCCAGTAGTGGCGATGTAAGTAAAAGCGGCACTCAAGCCTTAAAGAATTTAGCTACATGGCAAGATGATGCCGGCAATCTTGGGGGTGATACAACACTTCAATACGACCAGACAGCAGACAGCCTGACTATTGACTCGAATGTAACTGGATCGGGTTATAAGCATTCCAGTGTTGCTGGTGATACTACATACAGTGTAGTAACAATCGACCATACCGGTTTAGGCGGGACATTCTCATTCAAGATGGAAGGGACAACAGTCGCTTCTTACTCTGCCACCGCGTTTAATATTTACCAAAGTGTACTTGCAACTGGTGGTGTAGACAAATTAACAACAGCTACAGGTGTGGTAGAGGTAGCATCCTCCGCAGCACCAGGGATTGGGCAGTCTCTCGTGGCAACAAGCTCAACAGCAGCAACATGGCAGGACGTCGCTGTAGTTCGCCACAATGAGGTACTGGACACTCAGACACTCAACCAAGATACTGAGCGAGTGGAACACACAATCACACTACCGGCAGTACCTAGTCATTGGAATACGTGGTCGATTAGAGGAGTTCTCAGTGTCACGAGTGACGAAGTTACGGCTGCCACTAATGGTTTTGTAGACTCAAGGATTCGCCTAGACTCATTGACCGGCACTGTCCTTGGAAGGACAAGAACCCGCATGTCCGAGTCATCAAGTACCGGTGCAACAGAGGCGAGTATCTGCTACAACTTCTACCATGCCAGCAGCACCACTGACCCTGTTGTGCTGAAGCACACAGGATACTGTACTGGCAGCGCCAATGACGAAGACTACCGATTCCAGCATGGAAAGATTTATGTTGAACTGCAGAGGATAACGTAATGGATGCCCATACTAGATTGATGATTGCGGTTAGAGTTCTCGTCCCTACTGCCAAGGCACGGATACAGGGCGACAACCCTCCTGTCATCACGGAATGGAAACATCCTACCATTGCTCAGCCCTCACAGGCTGAGTTTGACGCTGTCACCGACGAGCAGATAGAAGAGTGGCTAGATAATAAACACCGAGCTGCTTGGGAACAGGCACGAGCAAGACGTAACACCTACACCCCCCGCAGGTAAAGGTGTCGGACCTCCGTAAAAAGAGTATTGCAGATTTATAAGGTATAGTTTAGTATACCGCCGTTATCAACCCAACGGAGTAATTCATGAAAATCAAAGTTTCCCTTCTCATCACAGCGGTAGGCATCCTCAAAGCTATCGACATGACAAAGATGAAGCTGTCCACTTCCTACAAAGTACGCCAGATACTGAACAAGTGTGAAGACGCTATCCAGGACTTCCAGACTGTACGAATCCAATTGGCAGAAAAACATGGCACACTGAACGAGGAAAAAACTCAATACGAGTTTTCTACCGACGAATCCAAGGAGGCTTTTCAGGATGAGTTGAGCGAAGTCATGGAAGATGAAATCGATATGGATATCAAGACTATCCACATCGACCTTCTTGACGACTACCTGGATATCGAACCAGGCAACATTGAGTACGTATCATGGTTTATTGAGGGACTTGAATAATGAATATCATATACGAACCCTTGGAGAACGGTGCTCGACGTAACAATCCCAAGATGATCGTTGTTCACTGTATGGGTGAATTTCTGCTAGATCCACACCCAATACATGCCAGTGACTTCCTGGCTAAGATTGGCCTGTCAGCACATGTTCTTATCACCCCTACGGGTGACGCCATCATCTGCAGAGATGATGATCAAGGTGCCTACCACGCTAAAGGGTATAACACCAACTCTCTCGGTATTGAATTCCTGGTTCCTGGCCATCACACCTACGGTACCTTCCTCGAAACGATCAAAAGTCCTTACGTAGGGACTGAGCAGTGGGAAGCTGGTGTAACGGCTGTCCGTAGATGGCGTGAAGCTTATGATATCCCTCTGACTAAAATTTTTCGTCACTCTGACCTGTCACCTGGCCGAAAGGTAGATCCTGGTACCGGGTTCGACTGGGATAAATTTCTGGATGAAATCACATGAACTACCAATCCACCAAGTTCCTACAGACAAACTTTGTAATCGTATTCGTTGCTTTTGCCCTCGGCATGGGCTGGCTCGACGGTCTGGCCTACGGAAGCATCACAGGTGTTGCTTTGGCCAACTACGCTTATCATGACGTAAAACAGAAGCTGACACCATGATTACCAAAGGTCTTGTCGGTGTCGTCGGTGTTATGGCCATGGCTCTGTTTTACTTCTACATGGCAAACACCCAGTTGAAAGGTGATCTTCAGGTAGCTATCATCAAGCAGGAAGCTGCTGAAACCTCGTTGCGTACTGCAGAGCAGGAACGACAGCTGATTGACACCCAACTTGCCCAGTTCACGGCTAAAAGCGTCCAGATAGAAAAGGAACGCGAAACTGCTCGAGCTGAAGTAGACAGACTTCGTGCTCTCTTCGGAGATCATGACTTCTCAAATTTACTTGCCAAGAAGCCTGGCCTGGTAACTAAACGTATGATCAAGGGTACCAAGGAGGTTTTCGATGAAATTGAAGCACTTACTGCTGAGTAGCGTATTTTTACTGTCCGGGTGCTCACTATTTCAGCCCGAAGTAGTGGTTCAAACCAAGCTGTCTTATACAAAAATCAGTTGCCCTGACTATGCCTCACCTGTTAGTGTACGTATGTTAACAGTTGAGCCGACAGGTATATTCGATTCATCAGGGTTAGCTTGGGTAGGTATCAGTCCTAAGCACTATGAGAATCTCGGAATAAACTTCAAAGAGCTCACACGGTACATTAAAGGTCAGAAGGGACAGACAAAGTATTACCGCGACTGTATATTCGATTTTAATAAAGAAATTGATAAATTACAGGATTTAGAAAAAGAAAATGCCACAAACAATGGATAAGCCTGTGCAACATACAGTAGAGAACATTGCGACAACCGTAAGCTACGGCACATCAGGAGCTGCGGTTTTCCTAGGGTTAAACGTAGATGAATGGGGCATAGTTGCCGCTGTTGCGGGTGTCTTAGGCATAATCGCAACATTTGCGTTTAACGCCTGGTTCAAATTCAAGTACCATACATAGGAAAACTAAATGCCGCATATTGATGTCCAAGATGACGCTCTTCCGTTAGCAGCAGCTAACGAGCAGCAGTCCAGAAAACCTTCCAAAAGCAAGATCCTCAGTGATCTGAAAGAGGACATGAAGTCCGCAGACAGTCTTCGAATGGAGATGATTGGCAAGGTTGAAACTTGGAGAGACCACTATAACGGCGCCAAGTACGGCAACGAGCAACCTGGTAAATCGGAGATCGTATCTCGAGATATCAAGCGTCAGGACGAGTGGCAGCATGCTTCCGTAAAGGACCCCTTTGTAGCTGACCAGGATATAGTCAAAACCAGCCCTGTAAGCTTCGAAGACCGTAAAGCTGCAGAGCAGAATCAACTAGTTCTGAATCAGCAGTTCTGCCGGCAGTTCAATCGCTACAAGTTCATGACTGATGTCATCAAGCTCAACTACCAAGAAGGCACAGTAGTTGTCAAAACCAGTTGGAAGTACAAAGACGAAATCGTAGAAGAAGAAGTTCCCGTCTACGGATTGGACTTGCAAGCCAATGTTATCCAGATAGATACCAAAATGGTCAAGCGCCTGAAGGTACTGGAAAACAAGCCACATGCCCAGGTTTGCCGTATAGAAGATATCTACGCTGATCCAACCTCTGAAGGAGATCTGGATAAGGCCCAGTTCATGATTCATAAGTATGAGTCTGACCTGAGTACTCTGCGCCAAACGAAGAAGTATAAAAACCTGAATAAGGTAGCAGCAAACATTGCTGGTAAAGATGGCTTCAACGGGACTGAAGACCATGACCCAGAAGATGAAACTGAGTTCACCTTCAAAGACGAACCGAGAAAGAAGTTTGTCGTATTCGAATACTGGGGTAACTATGACGTAGATGGTGATGGTATTGCTGAAGCGATCGTCTGTACTTGGGTAAATGACATCATCATCCAGCTGGAATCAAACCCCTACCCGGATCAGAAGATTCCCTTCCTGGTACTGGCGAACAACAGCACTCCATTCAAAATCTACGGTGAGGCCAATGCTGAACTCGTAGGTGACAACCAGAAAGTCACTACCGCCATCAAGCGCGGTATCATCGATAACATGGCCAACTCGAACAACGCCCAGAAGGGTATGCGAGTTAATTCTCTGGATCCTATCAACAAGAAGCGCTTCCTCAATGGTAAGAACTTCGAGTTTAATGGTAACCAGGCTGACTTCTACGAAGGTGGCTATAACCAGATTCCTCAGAGCGTATTCGGCATGCTGGAGTTGATCAACAACGAAACCGAGTCTATGCTCGGAGTC